TATTACGAAGTGCAAGCAAAAACTAAAGAAAAAGCCGAAGATTTTTATTGGGAAAACTTTGGAAATCTTGATGAACTAAAGGATTATACAAGAGAAGATCAAGATGAAATCGTATCTATCACAAAGGAGGAAAACTAATGACTACGATACAGGAAAAAACATTTTCTAAAAAAGAATATGATAAAAATTATGATGATGGTTATGACTCTGGTTTTGAGTCTGGAAGATTAAATGTTTTTGCAGATTTATTAAAGATTAAATATACAGATTGGTCTGTTCATTCAGTTAATAATAAAGAATGGAAATTAGATTATAAAAATATAAATCATCCATTGGATATTAACGTGGATAAACCATTAAAAATTATATATAACTATCATTGGTATGAATATGATGAGTCAACAAAAGAACTAGAATCTTTTAATAAAGATTTATATGGTAAAGCAAAAAATAATACGATAGGAGAAGTATGGAAAGGTATTGAAAAATTATATATAAAATATGGATTGGAATATACAGATCATAGGTTTATAGAAAGTATAGATATTGAAGGTGATGTTCTTAAATTTTATACAGGAAGTTAAATTATTTCTTAGTTTTTTCTAAGAAATCATGTATAGCTTCTCTGATTAAAAAACCTACTGAGAGTCCTGCTCTCGATAGGTCTTTTAATTCTTTGTATTCATCTTCATCAACAGAGAGACTAATTCTGATTAAATTTTTTTTATTTTTGGTAGTATCTTCAGACATAATAAATGGCAAACTTATATTATTATAATATCATAAAGGTATTTGACAAGTATGAATGGAAAATATCCAGGGATGGTAAAAAACATACATGAATGACCTGTTAAAGAAAAAGAAAAAGAACCAAAAAGAAAAAGAATATATAACTAAGTAAGTAAATATTTATAAGAACTATATATGTATTAATAATATATATATATATATACATATATGTATGTATAAGGAAAGAAATTGCTGTTGACACTAAAAATAATCTAATATACACTTACATACAAAGACAAAGACTTATGCCAAAAGAGAAAGTTACGTTGTATTTAGAGCCAGAAATGAAAGCTTGGCTTGAATCACAAGTTGATGAAGAACAAAAAGTATCTACTGTTGTTAGAAACTTGATTAGAAAAGCTATGAAACTTAAATCAAGAAAGAAACAGATTACAACTGTGAATGATCCTTTTAGCTTTTATACGATTACTGCTGATTTAATTCCTGATGATTTAAAAGATTATTCTGAACTTTTTATTGAATGGTGGCCTATCAGGAAGAAAAAAGGTGGAGTTTGCTCTACAAAGGTCGCTAACCGTCTCTTTGATACTCTCAGGTCATTTCCATCACAAGACAGGAAAGAAGCTCTTGAGAAAGCAATTACAGGTGGCTGGAAGGACGTATTCCCACTTAAGAAGGGTTACAAACCAGAAGAACCTAAAAATCATCCAAATCAAAAAGTATTTAGGGCTAGTGATTCCGATTTACCACCAACCTTAAAAGAGCTAGGTTTAGGCAAAGCTATGAATGGAGAAAAATAATGCAGAGAGCATTTGACCAGGTGGCAGTATCTAAAATTCTTAAAGACGGAATTAAAAAAGGTTACTGGACTCTCGAAGATTTAGATAACCCATCACCTCAATGGCAGGAAGTTGTTAATACCTGTAATGGACATCCTATGTATGTTCGAGGTTATCAAGGTATCAAACATGAAAACCTTGCTAGGGTTGAAGAACCAAAACCTGTAGAGGAGAAAGTAGAACTTACTGATCCAAAAGACTTCCAAGAATACGATTTCTAATGAAAACTATCGAACTTTTAAAACCATTACCAGTAATTAGATTAGAAGAAGAACATCTTTATTACTGCAAAGCCACCAAACAATACATGGCATGGTCAACTACTACTGTCTGTTCTGAACTTACAGAAGAAGCTAAAGAAAATATTGAATTTACTAAAGCTGAATGGCAGCCAAGAGGTGAAACAATACATGAGTGCCTACAGGAAAAAATGTTAGGTAGTTCAGATATTGATATGGGTGAATATAAAGCTTGGGTTGAACCTTTACTTAGCCATGAATTATTCACACATTTTGTACCAATGGCAGTTGAATATATGATGACGTTGCCTGATAAAAAGGTTGGAGGCCAGCTTGATCTTCTTGGTTATGATACTAAGACGAGACAGATAAGACTAATTGATCTTAAAAGTAAAAAAAATACTAATACTGGTTTTTTAAAAAGAGAACGTGCAGACTTAAAATTTATTGAAGAAATGAATAGATATTGGAAAGAACCGTATTCAACTGATAAACAATTAGGTTGTTATGTAGAAATGTTGAAGGCTAATACAGATATAGTTCCTGATGTATGTAATACGATTTGGGCATATCCTGATGTTTGTGTACTTGGTTTAGATCAACCTACAGAAAGATGTGAAGCAGCATGGCAGGAAGCATGGAAAAAGTTTGAAGCTAAACAGGAGTTGTTTTAGTGACAACAGAACAAAAGATTGAAGCTGCTCGTAAACGTATCGAAGAGTTAAAACTACTAATCAAACTTTGGAGTAAAAAATGAGATATATACTTGATGTCTCAGGTCGAGACTTAAAACTTATAAGAGCTTCTATTGTTAACTTTCAAAGATCATTAGAACTATCAGAACAGGCAGAGTTTGATAGTTTGATTGATGAACTCGATGATTGTTTCTTATCAATAACAAGACAGAAAAAAATACAATTAAAATCTAAAGTTAAAAGAAAATGGGGTCGTAAAAAATGAAATGTCTTTACTCAGAACTCACCAAAAGAAAAAAATATTTAATTGCAAAATTAAATAATGAGATGGGACATCTTGCAGACTTATGGTTTCAACAAGAAATAACTGATAAGGAATATGTTGTAAGATTTGAAAATTTAGATAAGCGTATTAGGCAGCTTGAAGGTTGACAAGCCTATTTGTTGGATTTACACTTCAGAGAGGAAATGTCTTTATTTTACTCAATGACCCTTACAACTTATCCAATGCGTGAAAAGAAACCACAGCAAATCGGAAATTATCTCTTAGATGAGATCACACCAAAAGCTCTTAAGCTTGAAATGGAGCAAAACAAACACGCACTTTCTGATCGTATTTTGCAAGACCCTAGTTGGGAATCTTTTGTATGGAATGGTACTTTGTTAACTTCGCCAATGATGGCTTTAAGAGGTGCTGAAGAACATGGTTTAAATCAAAATAAACCTATTGCCATTGCTGATATTGTCAATTCAGTTAATAACTATCTAACTTCATTAGGTAAGAAAACAATTACTGATAATTCAGTTTTATCAAATCTAAAGAAAGCAGCTAAATATTTAAATACTGCTTATAACCTGGTTTTAAGACCTGATAGTTTAAACATGACAGTAACTTTATTAAGTGCTGCTGCTACTGATAAAGAGATAGCAAAATGGTATAACCAGATGGAATCTAGGTTAGAAAAGATTATTACACTTGCACAACACGCAAAGAATAGTGATTTTGAACATTTACCATCATTACCTTTAGCTAAACAGAAGTTTTTAAAACTTAATGAAGCCTTTGATCTTGAAGCAGGTAATAACAATGAGTAGTGCAATAATCCCTGAGATTGTTGGTCAAACGGAGATTCTTGAAGAGTCTCCAATGACAGAACAAGAACAAAAAGAACTTATTGAAACTGAAACAGTTATTAAATCATCTTTTCAAGGAAAAATGGAAAGAGATTTAGCTATTGGTGCTGGTCTTTTAAAAATAAAAAGACAAAAGTTATATAGAGGTGCTAATGGAGGTCGATTATGGCCTGAATACTTAAAAGAAGAATCTGCAAAACTAACAAATAATTCAGAGCCTATAACACAAAAAGATGCCATAAACCTGAGAGGTTTTTATGAATTCCGTTGCGAAATATTACAGGAATTGAACAATTATTCAATTTTACCAACTAATAAAAGCCAAGTTATTCCTATCTTAGGTTATTTAAAAAACCCAAAAGAAGCTGTTGAAATTTGGAAAGGTGCTTGTTCTGAAGCTGGAAGTAATAAAGTTCCTACATATCATCAAGTAAACAAAGCTTATTATGATTACAGAGCTAAAATTTCTGCAACACAAAAACAACCAGAACTAAAATCACATAATGATATTGAAAAAGTTTCTTATACAGAACCTACATATCAATCATCAACAAATACAAGTTACGAACAACCCAAAACTACTACTCCAGTTTGGGAACAAGAAAGAAACACACAAGAAGTAGATCCTTATTCTGAATGTAAAAAATTACATGATGTTTTATATGCAGCAGAGAAAAGTTTACAAGACTTACATGGTGTCCTCTATCATCAAATAAATAAATATGGAAGTGCTTATTTAGATCAGATGAAACAGTTTGATGCAGGACTTTATTCTGTATCAGATATTGATGAAAAGATAGATGATTTACATGAGCAAACAGGTTATCTTGTTGATCTTTTGCAAAAAGAAGTAGAACCTAATGATCTTGTAAATGAGTAACCCACAAAAACAAAAAGGTGACAAAGCTGAAAGGGAAGCAGCAGAACTTTTAACAGAAGTTACTGGTTTTAAATGTCAACGAAATTTGTCAGCAGGAATACCAGGAGATGTCGGTGATATTTACGGCATACCAAACTGTGTAATACAGGTTTGTGATTGGAAAGATAAATCAAAAGCCTGTCTTGTTAAACCAAGAGAAGTGGAAACACAAAGAGAAAATGCAAGGGTAGACTTTGCTACGACTATGGTTAGGTTCAGAGGAGGACAATGGCGACACGTTTTGACACCAGAACAATTCAACACATTGCTACAAGCTGCCTTGCAGTAAACATGATATTAGTGTAGTATTAATTCTATAGTAAACAAATACTAATGACCACAAAAACTCCTTCCTCTTTATCGGAAGCTCTTGCTATCTTTCAATCGAAAGTAAAAGCTGCTGATAAAAACGGTAAGGCTAAATTTCCACAACCTCGTACTTATTCTTTGCTTGAAGATGTTATCAAAGCACTTCAACCTGCTACTGAATTAGGTCTTTCTCATACTCAAACTTTTGATTACGTTCCTCTTGAATCAGGTAATGTTCTTACTGTTTTGATTACTACTATTTATTTCAAGGATCAGAAACTTGAAAGTAAATTACCTTTGAAAGATATGAATGGTAATAATGTTTACCATGATCTTGGAATAGCTATTACCTACTCTCGAAGATATGCTCTCGCTGCTGCTTATGGTATCGGTTCAGAACATGATGATGATGCGGTATCTCTAACTCAAGCACCACCAGCTAAAAAAGGTGTTGCTAAAACTCCTACTAAACCTAATCAAAAGTTAGAACCTGTTACTGTTTTAGACAAACTTCCTGATCCTATTTCTAAAGAAGCAAAGACAGTTATTCTTGAAAAGCTTAAAGCACTACATGACTTCCATCCCGAAAAGATGAAAGAACTTGTTGAATCATTTAGGAAAAAGTTTGGTATTACAGACACTAAAATTACCAGACATATCACTACCGCAATTCAAGGAGAGTTTTTAGCTCTTGCTATTTCCAAAATAGATGAAAGCTTATGACATCAGATGAATTTGTAAATAGTGCGAGAGAAGAAGTATTAAAGGAGCTTCTTCTTCGTAAACAGCAGCGTAAAAAAGATTGGAACAAAAACATCTTTAGCGTCAGAACTAATGACGAAATAGCTGCTAAAATTAAAGATCATTGTAAACAAAACGAGATCTCTTTTAATTCCTTTTTCAACACTTTATTCACTAATTTTTTTAACTAATCATGCCTGACTTTAATCCAGCACTTCCTCTTCCTATAAAATGGAACATTGGCGATGATCGCTTCAATGAAGGACAACAAGTTTTGAGTTTAACAATACCTGTTGACTCTGTTACTCACTTAATAGATCATTTACAAAACCTAGTAAATACAAAATCAAAGCAAGGTGAAGTATATGATTTCAACAAAAAAGAAAAAGTTAAAACAAACTGTGTTCAAATCTTCTCTAAAGCGATGGATGGACAGTACGGAGTATTTGGTAACATTAATCCACAGAAAATAGAGAACGCACCTAGTTCTAACGAGTTACCTTTCTAATTTAGAGGCATTTGATTTTGTAAGATTTGTCATTGTAAGTCCTCACTTTTTTATCATGCAAGAAAAAACTACAAAATACATAGTAAAAGATCCTTTACTAAATATTCATTTCAAAATTATTGATGGAGTTCGTTATTGGATTACAGTTCCTCCTGTTAATTACGAAAAATGAAAAAACCAAAAGATTCTATTATTAAATTACGCAAACTAAAAGAAATAAGACGTAAGAACTTAGAAAAGAATTTATTGGATGTCCAATTAAAAGGACAAGATCATTATGTGTTTATCAAAGAGAATGGTAAAGCACAGGTGGTTTTTAAAGATGGAGAGTGGATTGCAGATCATATACGAACTGCAATTCTTAAATTTAACTATGAAGTAGAAAAAATAGATAAATTATTAGTTAGAGATTTTACTGAAGATGAAATTAAGGAATATGAAAAAATTTCTTGATAGGATTTCTTGGTTTTTTTGCTCTTATTTCTTTTACAACAAGGTTAGCTTCCAGTTCTACTAACCTTCCTAACATCGAAGCAACAAATACATCCTGTTCCATTTGATGCCTAACGAGATGTGTGCAATACCTTTTGATGTTGTCATAGTCATTGCTCTTCATAATTTCTCTACATCTCATCTCAACTGATAGTTGCAACTCTGCTGGAGCTTCTTCTATCTCAATGTTTAGAAATTTTTTGATGTTCATTTTACTGGGAAAAGCTTTTCTTCAAGCATCTTGACTATTGCATCATCAACATCATTGTCAGACTTAGCAGCAAGATCTTTTAAAAGACTTAAAGCAGCTTTACGCAGCGATTCAGATTTACCAAATTTGATAAACAAACCGATTAAAAATTTAGACATAGTGTTTTATGTTCTTTCCCAAACATACCAAAGATTAGTCGTTTTGACCTTCTATACGACTTACGGCTCTCTCTAATCTATTTATTCGGTTAAATAATTCGACAATATCTCTATCTCTTCTATTACTAACATTAGATAAAACCATAACGAAAGCCGTTGCTGCGACTCCGATTAATACAGGATAGATCTCAGACATTGCCGTAATATATAATTATGCTTAGTATGACTAATAAAACAAGCTATGGCAGATAAAACAATCGAAAATAAAAAGCAATTAGATGATGATAAACCTGACTATCAAGAAAAGATAATGTTTTTAGTAAGCACTACTGCACAAGGAGCTATCCTTGCTTGGTGTTTGATCGTCTTATCTCTTGGATATATTAAATTACCTAATAAATTATTTGGTCTTGATATTCCAGACCAGCCTAGAGTGGATTCAACTTTTGCCGCAGGTTTATTAGGAAATATTCTTGCTGGATGGGGTGTTTCTGTTGGTGCTGCTACAGGTGCAAAGAAGAAAAAGAAAGAAGGAGAAAACAGTAATATCGGCAACACCAATGGTGGTGTACAAACTATAGTAATAAAACAACCAATAGAATTAATTACAAGTAAACCTGATGTAATCAGAGTTGATCCGATTACTGGAAAAAATGTAAAGAACAACGGAAAATTAGACACATGAAAAAACTTCTTCCATTTCTATTTCTATTATCAGCACCAACTTACGCTGATATAAAGCAGGAATTTGTTACTTCTGCTCAAATTACTGTTGATATGCCATATAGCGTCACCAATAAACTTGGGACGACTTATTCAATATCAGGTAACAATGTAACTCC